CCGCCCGCTCGTAGACGATCACCCGCCAGTGGCCGCTCGCGTCGGAGCGCAGCAGCGCCGCGTCGCCGGCCGCCGTCGTCACGTCGCCGCCGCCCGGCAGCACCAGGCTGGTGGCGTTGTGGGTCAAGGTCAGCGCGGCGGCAAAGCGCACCCATTTTTCCTGATGCACGGCCGTGCCGAAGGATGTGATCGTGGTCGTGCCGGTGATCAGGATCCACCGGGCCGTCGAGGCGCCGAGATCGACGGTCGCGGCCGAGGCGATCGACGCCTCGGCAAAGCCGCCCTGCCCGAATTTGCGGATCGGTGTCGTCATGCCGGCTCCAGGAAGTAATCCTCGTCATCGACGAGGAGGTTGCCGAAATCGTCGGCGATCGTCGGCGCCGTTGCCGTCGCGAAGACTTTCCAGTCAGTCCAGGGCGACGGCTCGTCGTCGTCGGGAATCCGGCGCAACCGCGCGCGATAGCCGACGTAGGCCGTCAGGAAGCCGGTGCGCGCCTCGGTGTCGCCGGCGTCGGCCACCAGACGCGAGGTTGCACCCGCCGTCGTGCCGTCCCACGTCTGCCACTGCACCTCGTGGGTGTCGTCGTCCGCCCCCGGCGACCAGCTGAACACCGCCAGCACGCCGGTCGTCGTCTCCGAAATCGACGCCGTGGTGGTCTCCACCTCGAAGCCCTCCGGCGCCTGCGCGAACTCCGCGCCGACCGTGTAGGCCACCTCCGTGCCCCACGCGCCGGGCGTGCCGTCGGCAGCCAGCCCGCGGGCCTGCAGGTCGATGACGTCGCCGACGTCGTAGCCGGTGATCCGCACCGTCGAGGCCACAGGCGAGGTCAGCGTCGTCCAGCCCGGCGCGCCGTCGGCCCGGTGCCGGGCTTCCCAGCGCACCACCGGCGCGCTCGCCGCCGCCGCCCGCAGCGACAGCAGCACGTTGCCGGCCGATCCGGTGCGCAGCGAGGCAATCACCGGCGCCAGCGGCGCGATCACCTCCGGCACGATGATCTCGCCGACATTGCCGTCCCAAGCCGGCGGCTCTTCCGCGTCGGTCAGCTCGTCGATGATCGGCGAGGCCTCGACGAAGGTGAGCCGCTGGGTGAACCCCTCGCCGCTCTCCACCGATTTGAGGATCAGATCGAAGGTGACGTTTCCGGCGACGCCGAAATGCACCTCGCCGCCCACCTCCGGCACGTCGTCGGCCCCGCCCGGGTCCACTGGCAGCATCCGCAGCGCCGAATGATCCCCCGGCACCGTCGCCACCAGCCGCACCACCGCGACCCCGACCGGATCATCCGACGTCACCCGGGCGCGGAACTCGATGGCGTAGCTGGTGCCCGCCTCCATCGTCACCGTGTCGTCGATCTCGACGAGGTTGCCGCGCACGCCGCTCACCCGCGCCGACATCTGCCGCCGGTCGATCAGGTCGAGGCTCGCGCCGACGAGGTCGCCCCGCGTCGAGGTCCGCACGCCCACGTCCTGCATCGCCGAGAACAGGTCGGGCCGGTATTTCGCGACGTACATCATCCGCCGCGCCTCGATCCAGATCCGGTCGGCATCGGTGATCCACGGGAACTCGATCGCCTCGAGGATCGTCGGCGTGCCGGTGAACCCCGGCCAGGGCACGATCCGCTCGGCCCATTCGTAGTCGTTGGCCGCGTCGCGGAACTTCACCCGGAAGGCGTGCGGCGGGTCGGTGTAGGTCCGCGAGAAGGCGATCGAGCGCGCGTTGCGCGGCGAGATGTGGTCGACCTTGACGCTCTGCGGCCGGTCGATCACCACCCCCCAGCGGCGGCCGTCGTGCTGCGGGCTCGCGCGGCCGGCCGCGGCGATGTCGCGCAGCCGCTCCTCGAGGCTCTCGTCGAAATCGTGGACACGGTCGTAGGTCAGCCCCTTGAGCACGCACCACTCGTGCCACTCGGCCAGCTGGTCGAGGTCGATCCCGCTGTCGGCCACCGGCTTGGCAAGGCCGGGCGATTGCAGCGCGTAGCGGTAGAGGCTCGCCGGATTGCGCGTTGCCCGCCGCACCCAGGTCTCGGTTTCCGCGTCCCAGTCGAGGCAGACCCGCCGCGCGATCATGTTGAGGCTATCGACCTGCCCGTTGATCTGGTAGGTCGACAGCATCCGGAACGACAGCACCGACACCGGCAGCGCGGTGTTCAGCGGATACTCCGGCCGGAAGGTCTGGATGTGCTGCCAGTGCACCTGATCGGAGACGTTGTTGTCTTCCGATTCGTCGGTCAGCCGGGTCAGCCGCACCGCGTAGGCGCCGCGCACCCCGAAACCCCACTCGTGTTCCAGCCAGAAGGGCTCGCGCTTCATCTCGTCGATGTCGAGGATGTCGACCTCTTCCCACGTCCCCGTCGGCAACAGCTTCTGTTCGATCCGGATCTGCACCCGCCAGGCGATGTGCCGCCCGCGCGAGACCGAGTAGAGCGACAGCCCGCCCGGAAAGAACAGGATGATCTTGCACTTGGTGGCGCGGCTGCGCGCGTAGCGGATCAGCGGCTGGTCTTCGGCCGGCTCGCCGGTCACCTCGCCGTCGTCGTCGCGCGGCAGTTCGCGGCGCAGCTGCGAACCCACCTCCTCCTGGATCACCTGTTCCGGGGTCAGCGTCACCGGCGCGTCGCCGGCCGCCCCGGTGCGGATCTCCATCTGCACCTCGTCGAACTCGCCGATCGGCGTCTCGCCGAGGCGGATGTCGTCGATCTCGATCTCGTCGAGCGAGCATCCGAGCATGCCCCGGTTGTACTGCTTGCCGCCGACGATTTCCCAATAGGGCGGCACGATGAACGGCGGCGCGATCCGCATCGTGCCCATCACCTGCGGCAGCACGCCATCGGGGTTCACCGGGTTGCGCCAGCCGGACACGCCGTAGCTCGGGCTGGCCTTGCGGTTGTCCGGCGTCTGCGGCGGCACCAGCGCGTTGATCAGGAGGTTGCCGACCACCGTCGCCCCCAGCGTGATCAGCGAGCCGGCCGCCGCCTCCGAAAGCCCGAGCGCCGTGCCGAAGGCCGACCCCGCCAGCCCGACCGCGTAGAACTGGCCGAGCGCCACCGCCGCGATCACCACGAGGATCTGAAGCACGTTGCGGAAGAAGTTGCCCTCCGCCACCGGCCGGATGACCACCTGCACCCCCGGGCGCGGACGCACCCGGTGCCAGATCTCCGGCGTCACCGCCCAGGTGCCGCGCTCCGTCACCAGCAGCACCCGCATCCGCCGCCGCGCCGCCTCCGGCAGGTCCGGCGTGGCGACGGCCACGATCTCCGCCACCGTCAGCCCGGCCGGCAGCGTCAGCGCCGTGCGGTTCCGCCCGGCGTCGAGCACCGGCATCGCCAGCACGTCGAGGCCCCCGCCGGGACGGATGATCTCCCCGTCGAGGGGCAGGCGCACCGGACGGCTCACGCGACCACCCGGTCCGCAAGCCCCGCATGCCGGAACGTGCCCACATGCACCGACACCAGATGCGCCGCCGACAGCCGCTCGATCGCCGCTGCCCGGCCGCGCGCCACATGCAGCACCCGGCCGCGCTCGACGATCACGCCCACGTGCCCCTCCAGCCGGCCGCGCCGGAACAGCGCCACGTCGAAGACCCGCTCGGAACCCGGCAGCACCGGCAGCCAGTCCGCCGAGGCCTGCGCCTTGCCCAGCGCCGCGGCGATCTCCCGCACCTCGGCCACGCAGGCGTAATCCGCGTCGTAACCCGGCAACTCGATGCCGCACTGCTCGGCCAGCACGAGGCGCACGAGGCCCCAGCAGTCGAGCCCCTCCCGCGTCCTGCCCTTCTCGGCGAAGGGCAGGCCGATGTAGCTTTCCGACCAGTGAGGCATCTTTTTCCCCAACCCTACTGATGCAGACAGGGCGTCACGTCGCGGCTCATCCGCACTGCGGTCGCTGGCTCCGCCGTGATCGGCTCGCGCGACATCGACAGGATCACCTGCCCCGCATCCGGATCGGCCGCGATCAGCTTGAGCCCCAGCCACTCCACCTCGACGAGGTCCGGCGTCGAGGCCAGCACCATCGCCATGTGCACGTCGGCCCTTTCGGTCGTGGCGCGCACCAGCGCGACGATGTCACGGTCGACCAGATCGACGACGATCTGCGCCGCCTGCGGCGTGTCCTCCTGATCGTCCGGGGCGAAGGCGCTCATCAGCACCATCGGGAAGTCGCGGCGAATACCCTCCACGCCGCCGAAGGCCCAGGTCGAGCGCGTGCCGTAGACCAGCGGGTCGGTCGAGAGGGTCACGCCGTTGTCGGTCGAGAGCAGCATCGGTTCGCCGATGTCGGGGTGCTCGATCACGACGAGGAACACCTCGACCTCTTCGGTCGAACCAGCCAGATGCGCCCGCCGCGCGTTGAGGGAGAGCCGCCGCGCCATCTCAGACCGGCATGATCGCGAGCGACAGCTGCACCTGCCAGCGCACCCCGTAGGGCGATTCCACCGGCATCTCGGTCATCGTGCACAGCTGCGTCGCCGCCAGCAGGAGCGGCACGCCGCCGGTGGTCAGCAGCGGCGCCCCGCCCATCGTCAGCAGCGGCAGGCCATCGCGGGAGGGGTCCGGCATCAGGAACGGCTTGGCGCCGCGCCCGATCTCCTCTTCGAAGAACCGCCGGAACCGCGCGCGTCGGGGGGATAGAGCCGCATCATCATCCGCTGCGGCCGGGCCGGCCGCGAGAATCGCCCGCGAAAGCCGGGCACCGGCGCCTCGCCGCCCTTCGAAAGCCGGCCGTCCTCGTAGCCGAGCGAGAATCCCTCGCGCAGCGGTTTCGGCAACTCGGCGGGCCAGGTGGCAATCGTCATCGCGGGGTCAGCCTCGGTTTGAGCCCGAAGGTCTGGCCGATCGACTTGCGCGACCGGCTGCCGCCCGCGACACGCCGTCGGCCACCATGTCGTCGAGCTGGTGGATGATCCGCCGCCCGCCCTTGCCGTCATCCTCCTCCCGGGTGTCTACGCGGGCGGAGGTGTTGTTGATCACACGGCTTTCGAAGTTGACATTCACCGGGTTCGCCCCGCCGACGCCGTGGGTCAGCCGCGTGCCCGCCGCCGCCACCCGTGCCCGGCCGACGCCGCTGCCGCCCGTCACCGGGCCAAGCCCGCCGCCATCGGCCAGTTGCTGCAACGGCGACGGCGGGATCGACGGCCCGAACATGTCGCCAGCCAGATAGTCGGCCACGTCCTCGCGCGACCAGCCGGCGTTGATCCGCTCCAGCACGTCGCGGTGCGCCGACGTCGCCCGGCCGTTGACCATGAACTCGTCTTTCGAGCCCCGGATCAGCACGTCGTCGGCCCGCGCGTGGGTGCCGACGGCAATCCGCCCGCCCCCTCGCCCGTCGAGCACCCCGTCCAGCCCGCCGCCCTCGGCAAAACCGAACAAACCGGCCACGAAGGTGCCGAGCCCCGACAGGAGATCGCCGAAACCGCCCTCGCCGCCAAGCCCCGTGAGCCCCTTGAGCAGCGTGCCGATCCCGCCGACGAGCCCGCCCGCCATGTCGCCGAGCGAACCCACCAGCCCGCCCAGCGTGTCGCCGAGCGTGCCGGCAAAGCCCTCGCTCGCCCCGGCCGTCTCGGTCGCCGCATCGCCGATCGCGTCGGCACTCGCCTTGGTGGTCGCGCCGATCGAGGCCACCGCCGGCGCCGCCGCCTGGTCGCCGCTCACCGCGGCCTCCGCCAGCCGCGTCAGCCCGTCATTGGCGTCGCCGAGCCCCTGGCCGAAGGTCGCCAGCCCCTCGGCGGTCGTGCCCAGCCGCTCGCCCACAGCGTCGAGATAGCCCTGCGTTTCGGCCGGCAGCTTGGAGAGGTCGCCGCCCCACTTGTCGGCGTTGCCCGGCCCCCAGTTGTAGGCAACCAGCGACTTCTGCAGGTTGCCGTCATAGCGGCCCATCATCTGGTCGAGATAGCGCGTGCCGCCGACGATATTTTGCGCCGGATCGAACACGTTGCCGACGCCGAGATCACTCGCCGTGCCCGGCATCAGCTGCATCAGCCCGCCGGCACCCACCGGCGAGCGCGCATTCGGGTTGCCCCGGCTCTCCTGCGCCATCACCGCCAGTGCCACGTCGGTCGGCACCCGTGTTCCGGCCACCGCCGCCGCCACATCGCCGCGCCAACGCTCCACGCTGTCCGGAAACGGCACCGCCGCCCGCACCGCATCGCCCGCCAGCGGCGCCAGCGCCGCCCGCGCCACCGGAATCACCGGCGCGGCGCCGGGAACGGCTCCCGAGGCAGTCGCAGCGTCGGTTTTCGTCGATTTTCCCGAGAACAGCCCGGCGATACCGGACAGCACCTTCGACCCGCCCTTGCCCTCCGGATCGAACAGCGCCGAAAACACGTCCTCGATTGCCAGATCCAGCAGCCGCGCGGCAAACCGGTCGACCGCGGAGGTCAGCGCGTCCATTCCGGTCGCCCCGGCGCGGATGTCCTGCAGCATCCCGCCGAAGAAGTCCTTGGTCAGGCCCTCGCTTTCGCGCCACGCGTCTTCCACGCGGCGTTTCGTCTCCTCCGAAAGCTCCTCCAGCCGCCGCTGCGTCTCTTCCTCGGCATCCGCCGCCCGCCGCCGCGCCTCTTCCTCCTCGGCGATCGCCGTGACGATCTCCCGGATGCGGTTTTTCTCCGTCACCGTCGCCTCGGCGCCGGCCTTGCGCAGCGCGATGCTGATCCGGCGCTCCAGATCGGTCTGCTTCGTCGCCGCCAGTTCGTCCTCGAGGGCCTGAATCACCTTCTCCGCCGCCGCGATCTCCTGTTCGCGGCCCAGATCCTTCGCCGGCGACTTGGTCGGGACCGGCGGCGTGCCCTGAATGACC